ATCCATACGCGGCGAGTGTCTCTGGGTTGATCGGCGACTTCTTGAATGAGACCTCCGGCGACACAATTGATATCGCATTCCGATTGAATGCGACTAACTCGGGCTGATCGCGAGAGTGGATCGCCTGTTGGTAGGTGAGCCGACGAAGATGAGAATCAGACCAAGACAGGTTGACAAAATCATCGAACTCAGACCCCTGTGTGCTTCCAGACACAATCACCAATTTACCAGCTAGCTGATCTATCGGAGTATCATGAACGTCTCTCGTCCCGGGTGGAAGGAGGTTCTTCCGAACAGTTGTCTTCAAATGATAGGCCATGCGGTTAAGGGTTGTTGTCTTCGTTGTGTGGGGAACAATCGACAGAATCATCGGATCCTTAGAAGGGAATGCATCATTCAGCTTAACGCATATCGACTCAAATGTCCAGTTGTCGTAGGCATAGTCGTATCCTTCGTTGAGTGGCTTTTTGGCCACGATAGGCTGGTCTGATTCATCAGAATATACATGGATTTCAAGTAACCGTACACCCCTTGCGATTGCATCTGCCGGATCTTCAAAGACTGATCCAGACACATAGTAATCACAAAGCCTCTTGCGAGGTCCTGTAACGGGCGCTTCCACACCTACCTCCATCCATATGACATATCCAAGAATCGCGAGGAGTATGGCTACAAGGAGTGCCTTCATTGTTTCTTGTCTGACTTTTCTTTTGGTGCTCTGAACAACAACTCGCGATACTTATTGACAACATCATCTGGAATTCGCTCGTACATCGGGATACCCATTAGTGATGCGTAATGGAAATACAGACAATACATTCCACATTCAGAATCCTTGAACTGATGCCTCGTCGTATTGAACGTCATCTTCATACCGCCTGGGTGGATTCCCGTAGCATCCCATTGCTTCTTCCACCTGCGCATCAGAACCTTGATTTCAGGTTCGGGTGTCATTGCATAGGAATCAAAGTACGTAACCCGCGCATGCTGAAGATTTGGGCGGATATCACAGAACAATGCAATCCAATGTTCACCTGGTCCATCATGCGGATCCGTGTTGAAGACAATCCCGATACGATGATGGCCAGCTTTGAAAAGGTCATGCAGCTTCATCCCACACAGAGCACTTACAATACATTCCTGTGTCTCCGACTTTAGATCAAAGTCAATGGGTACACAACCTACAAACATATAATCGTTAAAAACCTCCTCGTAGTTCTTCTCTACATGGTCAATATCATCAGAGGAGAGCCACTCATACCGGTTGAGAGCCCATTGCTTAGGAGCCTTAGGGCGCTGTAAGAGAGAAGCCACGATGCACTCTGGCTCACCCGTTGAACACTTCTCATGAAGACGTTTACGAAGGTCCTCCCACTGCTTGTTCGGTTCTTTTGCGGTAATTGGTGATTCCTTAGGATGTTCTTTGTTATAGGCCTTCACCAGCCCATCAAGATCGGTTTCATCCATCCATGACATTCTTGTTAGAAAACGGATACTTTTAAACCAAGATAAACCAAAGGCACAATGGATCAACTCAAGCCCATCCTCACTCGCTACGCAGATGTTACCAAGAAGCTTAACGAAGTCAATACGATCGCCAACAATCTCCGCGACCAGCGAAGGACGGTGGAGCTTGATCTGACAGCACTCTATGATACGGTTAGTGATCCCCTACCCGACAAGATTGAATTGAAGACATCTGGTTTGGTGTTTAATGTTAAACGCCCAAATCAGTGGAAGAAGGGGTGGACGATGTCAAAGAAGGAACTCAAGTCCTATCTGGACGAGTTTGTTCCCAAGGACAGCGAACGAATCATGGAGGAGATTGTGAAGAGACAAGAGGTTAAGATGACGGAAACTGATTACGGTTTTGAGCTTAAGGTTGCTGCTAAGCGAGATTGATCCTCCTTGAGGGTTTCTTCAATCTCTTTTAGGGTTCGCTGAATTTCTGCTAGTTGTTGTTTCGCTTGGTCCAAGTTTTCACGAGGCAGAAAACCACTTCGGATTCTTGATACCGTACATACGAACGAGCCGTGCGTGCTGAGTAGTCGAGATGCCAAAGTAAACAGGGGCTTTACCATCAACGTGATATGAACTTAATCAACACATTATTTTTAAGTGTATTGTCGTTGGTGAAAAATGCGGAAGAAAAACCAGAAAAACAAGAAGGCGGTAAACAATGGATATCCACGAATTTATCCGAACTCTAAATGTGAAAACATTTATTGAAGTTGGCGTCCATTTTGGAAGCGATACTAAAAAGTTTAGGCGATTTCATCCAGATGCCCGCATCATTGGGTTTGAGCCTGATCCTCGTAATATAAAGATTCTCCAGGACACTGGAATTGACAAGTTCATTGAACTTTTTCCATGTGCTCTGTCTGATACCAATGGGGTATTTCAGTTTCATCTTTCTGGTGGAAAGAATTTCAGCCACGACCCTCAGTTCGCAAACAATGATTGGTCTGCTTCTTCGTCTTTAAAACAACCAACTGGACACTTATATGCTCATTCTTGGTGTACATTTGATAAAACCGTCAATGTTATCACTATGCGTCTGGATGATATTGATACAATCAAAAATACTACAATTGATTTTATTTGGGCAGATGTTCAGGGAGCAGAGGATCTCGTATTTAGTGGCGCTCAAGAGACACTCAAGAGAACACGGTATGTCTATACCGAATATTCACCTGGGGCATATGAAGGTGCACTTGACAAGGATGGTCTATTACAATTATTCAAGGGTTGGGAAGTAGTCCATGACTACGGTGGTGACATCTTGTTGAAGAACCTAAATCCCATCATCTTCCCTCTCTAAGAAGTATTTGAGTAACTTGTCTGACATTCCACGAATACTGAATTCCATAACCCCATACCAGTTGGGGCGCATGATTGTCCTCACATCTTTGATTCCATCGAGAATCTTATGACGGTCTACATACTTGCGGTTCACATGGGTTCCATGCCACAGGTGATATACAGTTCCTTGAATACATCCAATCCTAGGACGCGGCTTCTCACAGAACTCCTTGTAGGCTGGAATGAGAGCGGGCTTGAGATACGATTCTGGAAACTTGACATCCAACCACACTGCTGCAGAGATTGTGTCTCCACTTCCAGTGATTCCGTATTCGAAGAAGCCAACCTTGCGGAACCACTTGCGACGGAATGCCCATGCGAATCCAGGATGGAACTTGTGGTCAAAGGTCTTTGCTTTGTCCATGTAGAGAACCGATGCCCGTTCCTGAACAACACTTGTATAGGTAATGTCCATCCAAACTGCAGTTGAAAATGGCTGAATCACATCATGGTCATAGAGAGCCGAAGATACTTCATAATACCAATCAAGATTTCCAAAGATTATATCGGCATCCAAAAAGAGGACCTTTGAATACCACCACGGAATCTTGGATTCAAGGATTGCACAGAGGTTCTCCTTGTGAAACATATGTGATCCACCATGGACATGGAATGCATCCTTGATCTCCTCTTCCTCCTTGTCAAACACTAGTTCAAGTGTATAGTAGGGGATTTTGGCCAGTTTCAATTTTTCAATTGTATACAGGTAATTCATCAGCATACGCTTCGACTTTGCAGGGTTGAAGAACACCAGTCCCACAGCCATATCCCTCTTCCACGGCTTGTTGTAGCGAATGGTAGATAACTCGACGATCTTGGCTGGCTGTAAAGGCAGAGGGTCGGATACCTCAGAGTATGCCATTGACTGCGCTTGTCCCATTGTGTAGAAAAACGGATAAAAGATAGCCAGACAAACCACAAATCAATGGACACGTATTCTCCTTATAATCCTCGAAACCGAGCATTTAAGGAACAGGATATTCACAGAATCCTTCATAAATTCGGATTACCACATTATCGTGTATCAAATCCACGAATCTTTCAGACCGCCATGGTTCATACTACCTATGTTCGGCGAAGTGAATATACAACTCCCGATGGAAAGCCGGCAGCTCTCGCTCCCTGTCCATCTGGCGTGCTCCCTCTTCAGGATGAGTCATACGAATGCCTAGAGTTCGAGGGTGACTCTGTGTTGGGTGTATGTGTGGCGACCTACCTGCGAAAGAAGTACCCCGAGAAGAAGCAGGGATTTCTTACAGACGCCCGTAAGGAACTTGTCAATAACGATCGCATTGGACGTTTGTCCCAAAAGATCGGCCTTGATCAATTCTATGTCATCTCTCGTCACAATGAGGATTCCGCTGCTATCAATGGTCGAGGGAACATCAAGAAGCTTGGTGATATCTTTGAAGCCTTCATTGGTGCACTCTGGACAGACTGTGGTAACCGGTTCAACATTGTGTATGTCTTTGTTACAACTGTCATTGAGCAGTACTTGGATGTAGAGGAGCTTGTGACTACAGTTACGAACTACAAGGATGTTCTGCAGAAGTATTGTCAGCGCGAGATGAAGTGCACACCAACCTATACCATGCTTGACCCATACGACGATGGACGTATCCGTGTCTGTATCTTTCTTGGTCAGACAAACATGGATGCTTATGGAGAAGGAACCACTCGTAAGAAGGCAGAACAGATGGCAGCGAAGAGGGCTCTAGAAGATCGCCATGTTACTTTCGCCACCTATTCTGAGTAATCACACGTCCCTTCCTCCCACAGTTGAATCGCTTGAGAGTCCTACCCTGTGTCCATAATACAGACTTCACACAAACCGCAATTGGCCCTTTTTCATTTTTGAACGTCTTCCTAACCCGTTTGATACACTTACAAAACCGCTGTGTTTGGTTGAGTCGCCTAGCCATTGTGTCAAACACAGAAGAATATATCCTCGCAGAGAATAAACATAATGGGCGGTGGTCTTCTTCAGCTCGTCGCATATGGTGCTCAGGATGCCTACATTTCGGGAAATCCCCACATCACCTTCTGGAAGGTGCTC